CTGTAACTTTATTTTTAATTTCAGTATTTAATTTTTCTCTTTCTACTCTTTGTTCCTCTTTCAACTCTCGAGCTTCTTTAGCTTTGTCCTTATAAATTGGCATAAGTTTTCCGGCTTTAATCCCATCTTGTAGCTTCATTGTGTATTTGGCCCTAATTATTTTAGGATCAAATGGCATATCTGAATAGATCATGATGTTATTAAAATCGTACTCTTTAACCTCTTCCAAGACACCAGGTGAAGTTTCAACAATCCTTTGGACACGTTGAAGACCCAGTATCTTGCGTAGGACAAAATCGACCCATCGAGCACTACCACCATCAACCCCGAATGTTTTCATTGAGGCTTTTGCTGACGGTTCATAGTACTTCAATTTTCTTACTATCGGCATCTCCTTATCTAACTTTTCAAAATACTTAGCCAATTCTTGGCGTTCAGGTATCGATAAGTCTCGAGGAGTAGCTGACATTTCAGGAAGGAAGTCGACAATGGATGCGAAGACGGTCTGGTCTGTGGGACGGAGACACGCTGCTTTCACACCCAAAAGCATAGAGATACAGAATTGGGAGACTTTCTGTAACTCGGGGGATAGAGGAATCGAAAGGTTTCTCTTCGCTATCTTTTCTCTTGAAAATAAGAGGAGACTGCGGAGAAAATCCTTTGGTCCACCTTTAAATAGATGCCATGGGGAGTCAATTGTAAGTCCTTTCGGATCAACTGAGCTTGGCCAGGCCTTCGGTTTAGGAGGTAGATCTTGGGAATAGAGAAATGCAAATGGGTACGCTGTGAGGTACTTTGCACAAGAGAGGAAATCCTTTTCTTCTAGTTGTCTAAGTTGGTCAACTAGAGAGAAGAGACTTAATAAGGGGAAAATGTTCTTTTTATTGAGTCCTGAAAATTCAGGGAAGAAATCAATAAGTACTTCTAGTACTGCTCTCAATAAGAATAGAGCAGGAACAAAAGAACAACCAACTAACTCGTAAGTGAGTTTATCGTGTGGAACTTTCTCACCACTACTTGATATACATACTATACCAACATCTGCAGACAGTAATGTCTTTGGGATTTGGCTTGGCTTCAAGTGAATAAACACCTTACTACCTTTATATGCATCTCTAGCAGCATCGGCACCTTGCCGACCTAGGGATCTTATAATCTTATTTACCACCATCAAACAAGTTGAAACATGTGTTTTTACTTTTTTTGAAGGTGCGCCAAGGCCGCGGATTATTAACGCG